CCATACCGCCGATGTTCAGGCGATGCCAATACATCAGTTGGTAATTCTCTGATCAACTATGCAATACTTAGGGCTCAACACCCAAAAGGGTTGATACTGGTTGATGGAGATGACTCAGTCGTGTTTGACAACAGTCAGGCCATTACTAAGTTCGAGGACTTTGGAATGATCACAAAGCACGAAGCAGTCAATGACTTTCAAAAGGTCGAGTTTTGCCAAAGCCGACCAGTTCTAACACCAGTTGGATGGGTTATGTGCAGAAACCCATTGCGCGCCATTTCCAGAATGAACGTTCGACTTGGACCCGCCATCAAACAGCGAGATTGGTTTTGGACAGTAGGTGTCGGCGAAGGCCTAACATCTGCCTACATGCCAATTATAAGTTACATGGCTAAGCGATTCAGAAAACTGGGAGCTGGTGGAAAGTACAGCATGTGGTTGCTAGACAATGGTGAGAGATATAGGCTCCGAACCTCAATGTTTCTTAACAAGTTTGAGTTACCGAACGATTCCACTAGGGCAAGCTTTGCAGCCGCTTGGGACATAGAGCCCGATTTACAACGTGTGTACGAACAGGCCATAATGACGGTCGTGTTGCAGTGATGAATACAGATTTATCATCCTGCACCTCCCGTCCGCATACTGTTGCGGGCGCCGCCTACTTGAAGGTGGCATTGGATCCCTGCGGGGAGAACCTCCCCGTTGACTTTAAAGGCATTCCAGATGGAAGCGAAGTCGACATAGTATTGCTACGGATGCGAGACGACATGGTTCTCAACTCCCCCTCTGATCTGGAAGGTGAAGAGACTTGGGGGCTGATAATCTTCGACACACCGTATTTATTGGCCCAGCAAATAATGGTGCGGTATCGTGACTCGGTTGGGCCCCCAACCCCTCTAGAGCTACGAGAGTTCATGAATGGTTTGTCACGAAACAACATGGATGCTGCTGTTTACCCCCGCTGGTACAGGCCCCAAAATAGGGCTGTAGAAGCAATAGTAGGACTTCACTATGAGATAACCATGGCAGTCGAGACTGCCGGGTTTGAAGTGTCCATCCTAAAGCCATCAGTCTTATCTGATTTTAACTGGAGTCCAACCGCCGGTGGGTGGGGATTCATCCGAAAATTCAGATTTGTGGGTAAAGGCAGAACCCTGCACCTAAATGCTCCAGCAACCGCCACTCAGGGAAGAGTGGTGTCTGGGCAAATTGGCACAGAGAGTAGCGTGAAAGTATTGGTCCAGGACACGGATCCAGTCAATCTGATGCAAAGGGTTTACCCAGCCAGATTCACGGTAACTCCACCATTCTCTTTCAATAACCTGCCACAACAGGATTTGAATGCTAGACAGGACATAATCAAAACCGGATCCTATGATATGCAGAGGCATTGGAACGGGTCTCACATTTGGAATGAAGTTGAGGACGTCAGACCAATATGGAGGGCCCCCCAGTCCAATTTAGTTGGCAACTGGAGACTTCCCATCACATGGATAAACAATCTTGGTTCTTTGGAAAACACTGACACCTTGATGAAGTACGACGGATTTGATGTGAGTCTTGGGTGGACTGTATCTCACATTGATGGCATGAGTGGAGTAGCATCCGTTCACGTCAAACACAGATCAATGTGGGAAGTCAATGTGCCAGGCACTTCGCCATGGGCAGCCAATAAGATGGCACCATGTATGCATGATCCCGGGGCTCTTAGCCTTGAGAAGCAGCTAGCTCCTTGCTTACCCCATTCGTTTGAAGCGCGCTTTAACGACATGGGGTTGTTGGCCTCAATGCTAAAAGGTGTGTGCTCTGTGGGGCGTAGCTTTCTAGCTGGAGGAATGAACACCGTTCTTAACCGCTACTTACCCCGTAAGGTGGTAATAGATGATCCCTATGCAGGTCCGTCCCTGTATGGAGAATCCGGATTTGTTCCTGCACGGGCAAATGGTAGCGGCAAAAATAACGGAAGGAAGAAGAAGCGAGGTGTCGGTCGGTAAGCAGTGAAAGGCTTTGGTATCCTTCACTATATGCTAGTTATAAGATTCCTGAAAATCCAACAGTATGGTTGACTCACAAAAGGGCATAAGTGGGTTTAAAGAAAATTGGG